GAGATGGAAGAGCTATGGAAGCTGTTTATGGTAAATTTAGCAAAGGCTCTAAAACTACTGTAATGGCAAAAGGATGTAAGTTAGGAAGAAAAAAAAGAACTATCATTACATAATATATGGCTGAAATAGATAAAAATAATCCAATCAACGAAGAAGTTGATGTAGAGGAAGAGGCTGTTGTTACCTTTTCTGAAGAAGGGGAAGAACAAGAACAGCCACAACCTCAAGATTTTTTTTCTAATATTACAGATACAATTGATGACAGAGCACTTAAACAATTAGCTTCTGATTTAATTACAGAATACCAAAATGATAAAGAGTCTAGAAAAGAATGGGAAGAGACTTATACAAAAGGTTTAGACTTATTAGGATTTAAATACACAGAAAGAAACCAACCTTTTAGAGGAGCTTCAGGAGTAACACACCCATTGTTAGCTGAAGCCGTTACACAATTTCAAGCGCAAGCTTACAAAGAATTATTACCAAGTGATGGTCCTGTAAAAACACAAATCGTAGGACTAAACAATCAACAAGTTGAAGAACAATCTACTAGAGTTAAAGATTACATGAACTATTTGATCATGGACAAAATGGAAGAGTACACTCCAGAGTTTGATCAAATGTTATTCTATCTACCACTTGCAGGATCTACATTTAAAAAAGTTTATTATGATGCAATGCTTGAAAGAGCAGTATCTAAATTTGTGCCAGCTGAAGATTTAGTTGTTCCATACTATGCGACTAATTTAAAAGAAGCTCCAAGAATTACTCACGTTATTAAACAATCAGAAAATGATTTACTTAAAAAAATGGCATCAGGTTTTTATCGTGAAGTTGAATTACAAAAACCACAAAAGAAAGATGACAGAGTTCAAGATAAATACAATGAATTAGAAGGTATTAAAGCAGTACAAACAAAAGATTCTATTTATACAATTTTAGAAATGCATGTAGATCTAGATCTTTCTGATTACATTGCAGAAAACGATGAAGATAAAATTAATATAAAAATTCCGTACATTGTAACTATAGAAGAATCTACACGACAAATTTTATCTATTTATAGAAACTACAAAGAAGATGATCCTAAATTTATAAGAAAAGAATACTTCTCTCATTTTAAATTTTTACCAGGATTAGGTTTTTATGGCTTTGGATTAATTCACATGATCGGTGGTCTGTCACGAACAGCAACTTTTGCTCTTAGACAATTACTTGATGCAGGTACATTGTCTAATTTACCAGCAGGATTTAAGGCAAGAGGTATGAGAATACGTGATGATGATCAACCTATACAGCCAGGAGAGTTCCGAGACGTAGATGCACCAGGGGGAAACATACGAGATCAGTTTCAATTACTACCTTTTAAAGAACCAAGCACAACTTTATTCAATCTTTTAGGTTTTTGTGTCGATGCAGGTAAGAGATTTGCATCAATTGCAGACACACAAGTTGGTGAAGGTAACCAACAAGCAGCAGTTGGAACTACAATTGCACTGTTAGAACGTGGTTCTAGAGTAATGTCAGCTATTCACAAGCGATGTTACTACGCAATGAAGGAAGAATTTCAACTTTTAGCAAAAGTTATACAAGAATATTTACCTAATGAGTATCCATACGCAGTTTATGGTGGTGAAAGAATGATAAAATTAGTAGATTTTGATGACAGAGTAGATATTATACCTGTTGCAGACCCAAATATCTTCTCAATGTCACAAAGAGTGACGTTAGCACAGACACAATTACAAATTGCTCAGTCAAATCCACAAATTCATAACATGCATGAAGCCTATAGACGTGTTTATGAGGCTTTAGGAGCAAAACAGATACCAGATTTACTAAAACCAAAAGAACAACAGGTTCCAAAAGACCCAGCAATGGAAAATATGGAGGCAATGCAGATGAAACCGCTTATGGCATTCCCTGAACAAGACCATGATGCCCATATTGCAGCCCATTCTGCGTTTATGAGAACTAGAATGGTTCAAATTAACCCTCCTGTGTATGCAAATTTACAAGGGCACATCTCTCAACACGTTTCTTTGAAGGC